ATTGTTTAGTTAGATTGTTTAACGTTGTTCAATCCTACCTTCTAAACGAGCAAGGTCAATCTCCTTTTCAAATTTTTCAAACTGATGAGGTTTCAATCTAGAAATCTCAGTTGTTGTCCAAATTTTTTTCTTTGGTGCATCAGACTCAGTACTTTTTCTTGTTTTAGAAATTACTTTAGCAGCTTCTTTTTTAACTTCTGTTTCCTGTTTTTTAGATAACTTACTAATACCTTGATCCATTTTATATAAATCAATAGCTCTAGAAGCTAACTGTGCATTAGATGTATTTTCATACAGCCAACTTTGTATTACAGGATCTTGTTTACTTGCCCAATCATGAAATGCATCTTGTGAACGTATTTCACTAAAATCTGGGTGAAGTTTTAAAAGTTCCACTTCAGCTTTTTCTTTTGCAATTTGTTCTTGCTGGACTTGAAGATTTTTAAATTTATCTTCAATTTCTGCAGTTCGAGTAGTTGCTTTGTTCATTGCAATGGTTTCAACCATTTCATAAACATCAGGGTACTCTTTTCTCCATGCCTCTAATTCTTCTTTAGATTTAGGTGGCACAAATTGTTTAGTACTTGATTCTAATTGACCACGCAAAGATTGAAGTTCATCCTTGTGTTTATTAATAGTAGAATCATGGTGTCTTTTTAAATCGTCATAACGTTTCTTAAAGACACGATCTTCAGCATTAGCAGGGCGTTCAGTAATAGGAGTAGCCTTTTGATCTGTTGATTCTGCAGTCTCTTTAGATGCATTGGGGTCCTTCTGTTCGGTTTCTGCGGTTGCCTTTTCTCTTTGTTCCCTATGAAACTTTGTTAATTCACCTTTAGCAAATGCCTCAGTTTCAGCATCATCAGTATCTCTAACTTTGCTGTAAGGATTTGGTTCTTGTACTTTAACTTTAGTTTCTTCAGAAACTTTTTTTTCTTCTTCCATTATTTTTACTCCTTTGAGTTGAGTGCCTTATGGATAAGGGTAGCTCCTAAACTTTCATAGTTTGTGGGCTAGTCATTAAACCCTGACTAGGTGGCACATTGTTGTTTCCTTCTCTTTGTTCTTGAACCATATTCATAAAACTTTGAACTGATCCAAATCTGTTTACAATACGACTTACAGGTACACTTACTGTTGATTCTTGGATTCCAAGATCAGGAAATAAGTCACCTCCAAATACTTTATTTAAAACATTTTTAAGAGATGGTGTTAAATGAATATTTAAAATTCGTTTATCATCATCTCTTAAATTTGATAAATCTGGTTTCATACCTACTTGCTCTCTACCCTCAATAGTTCTTCTTTGTACTGTTTTTTTTTCATCTATTTTTGGTGTAGGCATTTTTAATGGTGCTGGTGTAACAGCTTTTCTATTCATTATACCAGTAGTGGTAAATGCTGTTTGATTAGTTATTGGTTGTCCTTTATAATCTATTGCCATTATTGTCTAAATGCTGCGTGTTGTCCTGTAGTCATTCCACTACCTAATTGTGCTCCACCAGCACTTCCTTCACTAGGTGGTCCACGTCCTGTTGATACATTACTATAATCAGGTGTAGGTGATGTAGTACCATATGCTTCACTTTCATAATCAAAACTACTTTTATCAGTAGAAGCAGGTGGTTCACCATGATCTTCTTCATCAAAATATGTACCAACTTTAACATCATCTCTTGTGTACATTGGTCCAATATCTGTTATATCATTATATGCATCGTAATCACCATAAGCTGCGTATTCATAATCCATTTGTTTAGCCATATTTTGATAATAATCAGATTCAAAATAACTATCTATTATATTTGATTGTGTTTTTTCTGCATACTTAGTATAACCTGATGCAAATAAAGAACCTGCAGCTATAAAAGGATTACTAAATCCAAGTAAATTTGCACCTGTAGTAAATGTCTTAAATCCTGCAGCTGTTTTTAAACCTTTAGCTGTTTTTTCATATTGTTCTGCTTCTTCTAATAAACCAGCTTTTTTTAAATTTTCAACTGTTTGTCTTTGTGCAGGTGTTAACTTATCTTTAGCTAATATATCTGGACCTCTATTATTATCATCCATATCTGCATCATTATCTTTAATATATTGTTCTAAATATATTAACTGATTATCATAATCAAATGGATCTGTAGAACTAAAAGTATAATCTGTTCTTACTGATCTAATTGGTGCATATGGATCAATATTAAATGTTCCAGTAACAGCAGCTTTAGTTGCAATTTTGTTTTCTACTAAACTGGCATTACCAGCATTATCATAGCTTAGTGAAAACTGTGTTGCCATTTATTTTTCTTTATTGCGTTTGTTTGTTTCTGGTAAAGTCAAGATTTGTCGCACTAAAGCCAGTTTCCCCTGGCATCGGTATATCGCCTGTTCCGATGTTGCCACCTCCATTTCCAGTTGGATCTGTTGCCGAAGCTCCTGTAGGTATTGGTCCAGTTGATTCCATTTGACCTTGTCCTCCAGTAGCGGTAGTATTGTTTTGATTTCCATTTGCCATTCCCATTATTTGTGCATAGATAGCAGCTTTTTCTGGATCATTAATTAATTGATCAGGATCTATATCTAATGCTTTTGCTATTTCTCTTAAACATGTATGCCATCTTACAAAAGGTGCTAATGCTGGATTAGCTGCAGTTTGCATAAATGTCATGAGTCTTTGTGATCTAACTTCTTTCTGCATTAATGATGATGTTCCTCTTGCTTTAATTTCAAGATCACCCTTAATGTGTGGCATATCTGCATTAAATTGCATATTCCAATAGTAGAAGTTATCTCCTAGGGGCTTTAATAAATAGTCATCAATATTCTTAATAACTGTTTTAATACTTAATGCTGCTGCTCCCATTAGCATTGACATACCTGAAGCTGTTCTAGTTGTAGATTGAACTCCAGTTGTACCATGTGAATATGATGGAATACCAGTTGCTTCATCAGCTAACTGTCTAAATCTATCAAACATCATCATGTTTTCTTGTGTACTATTAGGAAACTTTACTGTATTAATAGCAGTTCCTGGTTGACCACTTTGTCTTCTAAATATTTTACCAGGAAAAATTTTCATATCTTGACCAGGTGCTAATAATGTTTCATCAACATCAAAAACTAAATTACCTGATAATGCCAAATTATCTATAGCCATTCTAGCATGACCATTCATAATTTGTTGTGAGTCTTCCATATTTTCTGGAACACCTACACCAAAAAATTGATATGGATTTAATTCATATGGTACAACCATAAAAGGCAATCTAGTTGGTGTAAATGGATTTTCTACCATTCTTAAAACTTTATTACCACAAATCCAAGCATTAACTTGTATAACACTTTTATCAGATTCAATACCACACATTTTAGCCATTTCATTATTTAAAATGCCCCAGTATTCTAAAACTTCAAATCTATTTTTATAAATAGTTTCTACAGTTTCTCTGTTGTATAAAGAAGATTCATAACCTCTTACCTGATAATTAGGTCCTTCTTCTAAACACATATCAATCATTTCTTCATCAAAGAATGGCATCTTTCTTAAATCAGAAAACTGTTGTCTATTTAATGAATGTCTTTGAATTACATAATCACAATCATTTATATTTGTTGCATTTGGATCTGGATATAAATCCCAACATGATACAGCTTCTATCTTTGGAACTGATTTAATTTTTTTAATATGTATTGAATCACCTTCTTCTGTTTCTTCAAAAGCATGATATGATTTATCAAAAGTAAACGGACCTTTTAATACTCCAGTTCCTAATAAACATTGTTCAAAAAATACATGTCGTAAAGTTGTAATAGCACTAGATTCTTCTAATTGATCATGAATTAATTTTTCTAAATTTTTTGCTGCAATTTCTGCAGGTTCTATTTGTGGTTCTCCTGCATTTGCTGGACCTTCATCAAAACCTACATTTTTATATTCTTGTGATAGGTTTTGCATTAACATATCTGCAGTTGCACCAGGAGGTATTTCTCTACCATCACCTTTAAATCCATATGGATCTATAGGTTGTTGTGGTTGCTGCTGCTGTGGTTGTTTTTGTTTTAAATGTGCATACTCTGCAATTTCTTCAGGAACAGGTGTTGGATGAATACCTAAAGGAAATTTACCACCAGAAAATAAAACTTCTATAATTTGACCAAACGCAGCTAGAACCTTAGTCTTAGTTATTTTAACAAAGACTCTAGATTTTTCATTGGCTCTAAAAGCCATTTCAGGTCCGTAGATTCCTCTATAGTTACGATAAGCTTTCAACCATCTTTTCTCATCATATATTCTTGATGTTTCTGATTGTTGAAATTTTTCTCTTATATGTCCAACTATAGGAGAAGAATCACTGACTTGGTCAGTAGATTTTTTATCTTCTTCGTACATTTAAATTAGTAATCTCTTTCTTCAGCCATTCTAAAGATTGCTGGATCTACTTTTGATTTAGACTTACCTTTAGCGTCATTACCATCACCACTTGTAGCTCCTTGTTTTATTTTAGAATTAGGATCTATTGCCATTGGTTCATTTGGTTTTTTTGCTACATCAGGTGCGAGTTCTCCGTGCATGTATCTTTTCATCATTTGGGTTTTCTCCTTTTTGTTTTTTTCTTTTTAATTTTTTTAGTTTTCTTTTTAGTGCCTGCATATATGACAGGTATAAAATTACTCGTGGGTCCAAGACTCATTAATAATCTTTTTCGTCAGCCATTTTAAACAATGAATCTTGAACATGCTCTGAACCAGGTTTGCTCTGTACAGTTTGGTCGTACTCAAATGGTTCTTGTTTTCTGTGAGTATGTTTAGAAAAGTCAATATTAGTATGTTCCCTGTTAGGCTGCTTGCCTTCAGGTGCATCACTTAACTGACCTTGTTTAACTTTAGCTTTTGGATCAAATTTAGCTTCCATCGTGTTCTCCTGTTATATTTGTATTTTTTTAATCTTTAGTATATTTTTAGTTGGTATTGTAGTATAACCACCACCTTGTTTTATTTCACCATTATCTTCAAAACTATAATCAGCCATAACTATTGTAGATTTAGAATCTTCTTTAACTAACCAACCTACACTACAGCATACAGCTGTTCTAGCTTTTTTAATATCAACAATATCGGCCCAATTTGTTTCACCAACAATATCCTCCCAATATACTAAACATAAAGCATAGGGAAAATTTTTTTTATTTCTTTCTGGTATTTTTATTTTTCTTGACACCCTTTAACTTTCCAGAATTTTCCATAGCATAAAATACGGCTTCACCTTTTTTCTTGCCGTATTGTTTTACCATAGATTTTTTAATTTTTTTACCTTTTTTATTTAGTGGCATTAATATCCAAATTTATTATCTGAGGGTAAATATTCTTCTGTTTGTTCTTTTAATCTATTTAAATGTCCAGGATGCATAGGTCTACTCATACAACCATAACGTAATGCATCATATGCATGATCTTCTGCTTTAGTGTCAACATCTTCTGGATTATTATTATCAATTGGTAATGATCCTAAAGTTCTTATTAAGTTTCTACAATTAGAAAGAACTCTAATACCTGGATCTTTATCTTTTATAGCTAAACGTTTATGTACTTCTAGCTTTCCATTAATTCTACTTTTAGGTGATCTATCTGATTGTCTCCAACGACATCCAACTTTAATCATAGTTTCAGCAATACTAGGACCTACATCACCTCTTTTAGCCCATGTACTAGAATCTAGTATTCCATAACCAATGTATTCACCTTTTTCTAATTGTAAAACTTTTTGTGCAAAAATATCTGCCGTAACTTTGGAAGTATAGAGTTCTCTATAAATCCACAGATTATTATCATAATCCACAGCGAACCATAGAACACAAGCAGGAGAAGAATAACCCCAGTCAGCAGCACGAAACTTATACCATCCTTTAGGTATTTCAAAAGGTTCGACCACGTGAGTTGTTTTCTTAAATTCTGGAAATGCTGAATTATCAAATGCATCCCAATCTCCATCTAAAAATTGTCTTCGTTGAATTTCAGGTAATGATGCAAGCATTGCATAGTAATCATCTGTCTGCATCAAGTATGGGTTATCTTGTAATTTTGCAGGAATAAATCTTCTTGTAATACTTTTATTTCCTACAGGTGTATTTATATTTATTATAAAACATTTGTTTGGTTCACTTGGATCAACAAACATTTCTCGTACCCAACCTGATCCGACATTACCTGGATTACCTGTAGCTCTCATGAATACTGGTATCTCTGGATCAACTGATCTTAATGATGATCTTAAAAAATTATATATATCTGGCGAAGGATATTGTGGAAGTTCGTCTATTCCTATCCATGTGTAAGATTGACCTTGGTATCGCAAAACGTCTGTCATGTTCTCTGCGTATCCGAATTCTATCTTTGCCCCTGATGGGAATCGCCACTCTTTTTCTTGTTCTCTCCATTTTGCTCCTGGAAATGCTCTGCTATATAGACGTTGAGAGTGAGTGATTAAATCTCTCAACTCAGGCATTGTCCTCCTAATTAGAAGTGCTCTGTGATGAGTCCTAGAGCAATAACGAAGCGGATCAACTAGCATCGCATATGATTTACCACCGCCTCTTGCTCCTCCATAAAATACTTCTCTTTCTGAAGCTGCAAGGAATTGTGTTTGTGGACCACTATTTGGTTTAAACACAACGTTCTGCTCATTTACATGCTCTTGGACTTTTTGTGGAGCATCTTCGATTACATCTTCCGTAATTAGTTGAGTATCTTTTCCGTTTAATGCTTTGTTAATAGTTAACAGTTTATTTTTAACATTTTCTGCGGAACGTTTGGCTGAACGTAAAGATTGTTCTGCCTTTGCAACTTTCTTACGACTGCGAGCTAGAATCTGTTTGACTGACTTCTTGGCTTTCTGTTGAACTATTCTCTTCGGTTTGGGTGGTGCTATTTCC